CCCCTATCTACTAATATAGGAGCTCCCTTTGCCACTAGCAAAGCTTGGAAAGACTACGTCAATGAAAAATTTGATGGATTTACCTCAGGACTACCCGAATCATCATTCACTAAACACTACTACCGCGATTTATTCAACGAAGCTCATAAAACTAGTCTCGAACCTACAATGATTGACCGTCGAATGACGAAACGCAATCTATATAACGAGATGTTTTACATAAACCGCATCAACATTCACCGCATTAAAGATGGATACAAGACAGACACTGCTGGAAACGACTTACGTTACTGGAACACTGCTTTTGCCCGCCGTCACTTAGTCTCATCAGACGAAGATGACAAGGTAAGACTTGTTTTCGGTGCACCTTCCACCTTGCTCATGGCCGAACAAATGTTCATATGGCCTATACAAGCTTGGCTCCTATCCTTAGGCGAACGCTCCCCAATGCTTTGGGGTTACGAAACGATGAAAGGAGGATGGTACCGACTTCGAAACTTTTACTCTCGAAACTACTCCCACCACCTCTCCATTGGAACCATCGATTTCTCCGGCTTTGACCGCGACGCTAGACATACCTGCATTCGTGATATTCAACATCACGTCATGCGCCCAATGTTTGACTTCAGTAAAGGATATCATCCTACTCATGATTATCCCGACTCTGCAAGCGAGACTTTCTCAGAAGAAAGACTTACTACACTTTGGAATTGGATGTGCGACGCAATACTTTCAACGCCCCTACTACTGCCAGATGGCCGTATGTTTGAATTTCAACATTCAGGCATATTCTCAGGCTTCTTTCAGACCCAACTACTCGATAGCATGTACAATCTACTCATGATCTTCACTGTCCTCTCAAGGATGGGATTCGACCTTAACCAGGTTGCAATCAAAGTTCAAGGAGATGACTCGATATTCGCACTCGAATATCCGTACTTCATGCTGGAACCTACGTTCCTCGAATCATTCTCAAAACACATCAGAGAATACTTCGGATCTACCGTGAATACTAAGAAATCCCATTTTCAGGAAACGCTCGAGCACGCAAACGTTCTCAGCTACTCCAATACTAACGGGATTCCCTACAGAGACGAACTCCAGTTACTGGCCTTACTACGACACCCAGAACGTTCTCATACATATGAAACGCTCATGGCACGCACTATTGGTATCGCTTACGCTAACTGTGGTCGCTACTTCCGTGTTTATCAGATATGCTCAGATATCTACCACTACCTACTAACAGGTGGATTCAGCCCTGATAAGTATGGATTACCACATAGCTTCCGCTATATGGAGGCTTACCAACCTACTTCCCAGACAGTTGATTTATCACACTTTCCCTCGTTCTTCGAGACCATTAAGAATTTGATGAATCCGGCTGATCCCCAACCCGCCAAAAGGTACTGGAATACTGATCATTTCATCGGTATACCCGGTCAACCCTAGACTCGGTTGATTTTTCGTTAAAAGCGAAAATTAAAACTATTAAAAAAACTAATACGAAAAAAAAAAAAAAAAAAACGCGACAGAACGGAAGAGCAAACGACAGAAACCAAAACACAAATCAACCC